CAACAGTGGAAGGTTCTTTTAACGCTGATATACTGACGGCTAACAGTATAGAATTTGGGCAAACTTACAACGAAATGAATCTGATGACGATATACAAGCTTCAATCGATGGTGATGCGCTTAGTTATAAAATCAGCTTAACAACGCTATACGGGACTTTGGTTACTTCGTCTACTCAGTAGACGATTTTTTATTTTGAGAAGGTGAAGAAATGAGTTTTGAACAACAAAGCGCAAGCGACGTTTTGGCCAGATTGAAAACTGATTTAGCCACTACGGACAATACGGCAACAACAGTGGAAGGTTCTTTTAACGCTGATATACTGACGGCTAACAGTATAGAATTTGGGCAAACTTACAACGAAATGAATCTGATGATAGAAGCCGCTTTTGCTGGTACGTCATGGGGTGATTACTTAACGATGCGTGCTGCTGAATTTGGCGTTATTCGAAAAGAAGCGACTGCTGCAGTTGTTGATTTAAAAGTTACCGGCACATCTGGCGCGGCAATCATTAAAGGCAGCTTATTTGCCACGGCAGAGGATTTACGCTTTCATACGCTGACAGATACGACAGTTGGATCAGCCGGAACAGTTACAGTAAAGGCGCAATGTGAAAGCACCGGCATAGATGGTAATGTAGCCGCTGGGAGAATTGTTAAAATACCTTATTCTATACCTGGCATTGCTGCAGTAACCAATGAAGCTGCAGCGACTGATGGCTATAGTCAAGAAACAGATACTGAATTATTGGCACGGTACTTGTTAAAAGTAAGGACGCCAGCGACCTCTGGTAATACGTACCATTATCAGCAATGGGCTTTATCAGTCGCCGGAGTTGGGCAGGTTAAAATCCTGCCGCTTTGGAATGGTAACGGCACGGTGAAAGTAATTATCGTAGATAGTAATAATGCCACGGCCAGCGACGTTTTAATAAAGGCGGTTGCTGGTTATATTGAAACCGTTCGGCCAATTGGTGCAACCGTCACCGTCACAAGTCCAACACCTTTGGCAGTCAATATAAAAGCTGATGCAGTTGGCATGGCAGATATAGATAAAATAAAAGCTGCAGTAAATGAATATTTTAAGAATAGCGGCTTTGGATTGTTGGCTATATCAATTGCCAGAATTGGCAAGATCCTGCTTGATTCCGGCATAAGTGACTATAGCAATCTGACAATTAACGAACAGGCGATAAATTTAGTTTTAGCGGATAGTCAATTGCCGGTTTGTGGTGAGGTGGTTTTAAATGTCTATTAATATGGACTGGATGCGTCAAAACGAAGTCAATATTTTGAAATATCTGCCGGAGTTTTTGGCTAAAGATCAAAATTTTAAGGCCGTGGCTGATACCTGTAGTATAGAGCACGAAAGAATCCGGCTGCAGCTGCAGGATATATTTCAACAGCTTTTCGTGACAACGGCAACGTGGGGATTGTTTTATTGGGAGAATGTTTTAGGTATAACACCGAATGCTGGCGATGATTACACGCAGCGAAGGAACAGAATTTTGATGCGGTATCAGTCGACGCAAACAACGACAGCAGCCTACATCGAAAGTTTGGTCAAGCGGTATATGTCGGCCGGTTCCATTGTAAATGTCGAAGAACAGAATTTAGATTATGATTTTCGAATTGTGACGACGAACGGGAATATTTTATACTTGGCTGATATGATCGAAGCAATCAACACGTTTAAACCGGCACATCTTGGCTACGGCATCGCCATTAAAAAAGAATTGGATTTTACGGATGGCGACCGGATTAGATATGGCTTACTTAATGCACAGATTGGCCGTAAAAAGATTTATCTGCCGACCGTGCCAGAAATAAGCATGAATACTAAGACCGGTATTGCTTATCTACGTGCTGGCCGTCTTAGTATTAAATCAGCACAGCCGGAACAAATGGTAAGCAAGCTTTATGCCGGGACAATGATACACCGCACCGGCAGAATAACAATTGGAGGTATTAAATAAAAATGAGTGAAATTAGAGGTACACAATTAACGTATCTTGGCTTGTCTTTACTGGCGAAGTGCCAAACAGGGCAGGAATTGCATTTTTCACGCGTTGCTATGGGCGATGGAAAAGCAGCGGATAGTCAAGATTTACGGCAGCTTACAGGACTTATTAATCCTAAATTAAATTTGCCTATTAAATCAGTAACGGTGTCGGGCGTCGGAACAACAATTATGGAGACAGAGTTAAAAAATGTCAATCTTGCGGCAGGATTCTTCGCCAAAGAGGTTGGCATTTTTGCTATGGATGGGACAACGGAAATTCTTTACGCGGTTCGGAACACCGGCGACGATAGCGAATACATCCCAGCTGGCGGTGGCAGCGAAATTTGGGATTTAATTTATGATGTTGTTACTGTCGTAGATCAAGCTGATAATATAACGGCCACAATCAACGGGGACATTGCCTATGTAACAAGATTGGATTTTAACGAACATGTTGATTCGATAAATCCACATCCCAACGCACCGAGTTTAAAAACAGAAGTCACTACAGCAGACCGTTTCTGGGCGCAGAATCAGTCCGATAATCATTTGCACCCGATTAGCTTAGACAATGCAAGAAATCTTATTCTTGGCGACCAAGCCAGTACAATTCCAACACTTCGCAACCGCGTGAATCAGTTGGAAATTGAACAATCAAATATTGCTTTAAAACTTGTTGCTGAAAATGATTGCCCGGACAGCAATCTTTTGCTGGCAGAAGATTTTGTTGTCCCAGACAAGATTGACACTTTTACCGTACAGGTCTTATCTATCGTAGCTGGAGATAACGGCATCGACGTAGAAACTTTAACAGGGATTATTCCGGGCGCTTGGTACTGGGTGACGGATGGCGTCAATCAAGAGTATATACAGATCAAATCCTGCATTAAAAATGGCAGCGTATATCGTATTTTGGTCAATAGCAACATTATCAATACCTACAGCGTGCCAGATACTATAATTTATCGCACAACGGCCGAAATTGATAACACTGGCGTTGCTTATGGAGCTGGAGATAAAAAGGGCTTTAACTGGGCGCCAAACATAACATGGTCGGGGGTTAGTGCAAACGTAGCTACGACCGCAGTATTAGCAACAACGCAGACAAATGCAGATACATTTGTGCAGTCCGGCGATGTTGCATTTACGTCTGATGGACTATTTACTTTATCAGCAAATTAAGGGAGGTATATTTATAATGAGTTTTGATATAAAAAACGTAGGTGGTTTTGGGGATGGTAGCCTTGGTGATGCGACAATATCGTCGACTAACATTCAGCTAAATTCTTACGCTAATGTTACGGCAATTTCTAGTGATGGAAAGACGCTTACAATCGGAGCACCTTCGGTTGGATCTTATGGCGGATTCGTGGCTGGACAGGAAATTATGTTTCATGTTACAGGCTGTTTGACTTCGGCAACAGCCGATTTAGGTAAATATGGTTTTGCAAAAATTTTAAGTGTCGGTACTGGTCAGATCGTATTAGATACGGCTGTGCTAATTATAAATTTAAGCAACTATATTTGCCAAATTGTAACTGTGCCAAACTTTAATAATTTAACAGTAAACTGCGCAATAAGCGCATTGGCATATAATTCGACAGGGAAATATGGTGGCATTATCATTGCAAAAGCCAAAACAATGGACTTAACAAATGGTTCGTTACTTGCTGTTTGGAAAGGTATACCAATTGGGGCAACTACTTCCGGAGAAAACAGCTTAAAGCCAGCCGGGATAACAACCTCTAATTCGGATATAATTAATCGAATCATTATGCCACAAGGAAACGGAATTGTTATACCAATAACTAGTAATCTTATATTAAGTCCGACTAGCAGACTTGGAGCAAATTGGTCTGGCGCATTAAGCGCAACACATAATCAGATTGCTTCCGAAAATGGCGGAGCTGGATATGGCGGTGGGGCTGCTACATTGGGATTGGGTTCATCTGGGTGTACAGCCAGTACAAATTTAAAAGGCGGAGATAATAGCGCTATTGGAGGATTGGCTGGTTATTGTGGCGGGTGTTTTTGTTTTTTCAAAAGTTATGGGGGGGGGCC